GGATGCCCCGTGACCCTGCTCCAGTAGATGCCCCGCTTGATGCCGCTGATCGTGGCCTGGGAGCAGTCGTAGTCGATGGCGATGCTCGACTGCTTTTCGCCCTCGTGGCAGCGCTGGTAGATGTCCAGCGCGTCCTCGGCGGTCAGATGCTTGGTCATTCCTTGCCCTTTACGTGTAGGCGATCGCCCCTCAGGAGGGCGACCAATTCAGATACGGTCATCACCACGTACTGCTCCATGGGGTCGGTGACCCCCTTGCGCTTGGCGATCACGATGCCGGCCAGGGCCTCGTCATTCACCCGCTCGGCCTCGGCTTCGCCCACCCATTCGGCGGCGTAGAACTGACCGCCCCGGTCCTTGCACTCGATGACGATGCGGTCCCCGTTGGGGTGTCGGACGTTGGCGATGTCGCCCTTGTCCTTGGAGCCGGTCTTGACCTTGCGGTCAATGCGCGTGTCCTGCAGTGCCTCGGCCAGTCCGTCGGCAATCAGCCGCTCGAACTTGGCCCCGGCTGCCTTGGCCGAAGCCCTATTCCTTGCCATCGGCGGGGCTCAGGGTCACCAGGGCCTCGACCGCCTTGCCGGCCCAGCGCAGCAGCTCGGCCGCGTTGGTCGCCGTTTCGTCATCCACCAGGTCGTTGGCCACCACGCTGGCGTCGATGGCCGCACCGGCCACCAGGCCCAGGGCCATGACCTCGTCGATGTCCATCGTCAGCATGACCCGAGTGAGGGGAGTCCCGGGCCGCAGCTCGTGGACGAAGGTTGTGTCGCTCAAGTGGTTCCTATCCTTGGAAGTGCATGCGGGCGAGGTCTGCATAGAGGGGGAGGTGCCATTCGGCCCGGGGATCGGCCTTGCCGGTCCTGTTCTTGACCGGGCAGAGGAAGGTCTGCTCGCCCCGCCGGTGCATCGTGATGATGGTCTCCGGGGTTTTGTCGATCTTTCCCCTGATGCCCGACCGTGGAATGGGCCGGTCCCCGTTGGTGTAGTCACCGGTGGTGTGGTGCAGGGTGATGATGGCTGCCTTGGTGTCCCGGGCCAGGTCGTGGAGGAAGTCGCAGTTGCCCTGCAGGGCCGCGAACTCCTCCCCTTCCCCGGCGTACAGATTGGCTAAGTTGTCCATCACAAAAACCTCGGGATAGAGTCCGTATTTGACGGCATAAGCCTCAAATTCCCGAAGGATGTCATCCCCTGATGGGGATGTGTCGTACACAAATTCCATGTGGACGGCAGCTGCCCGAACTTCCGCTTCGTACCCGGAGATGGTTCCCGCCCGGACGTCGCGCTCGATGTCGGAGGTTTCGTAGCCGGTGGCGATGGCTGCTGCCCTGACCCACATGGTTGACTCGTCCGTATCGGCCGAGTGGTAGAGAGTCCGGTTGAGCTGGCCCTGGTCATTGCCCCGCTGGAGCATTGCCTGGATTACTGCGCTCTTTCCGGTGCCTGGTGCCGCCGTGACCAGCGTGAGCTGGCCCTTGCGGATGAAGACTTCGTTCTTGTTGAGGACCTCGAATGGGCTGTAGAGCGGAGTGCCCGACCCTACGTTCTTTCGTCGGCCCTGGTTGAGGGATAGAACGGGGCATCACCCCTTATGTCAGAGAGTCAACGATCTTCACAAAGTCCGCCCACATCCCGTGCTCACCGCACCGGGAGCACACAATGCCCCGGTCCAGCATCGTGTTTATGTTCACGAACGCCGCCCAGACGGCGCAGCAGGGGTAGTAGTGCGGTGCGGGACTGGCCGGTGCTCCCGGGCAGTCGTGGTACGACACCGCGATGAACTTGGCGGGGCCGTCGTCATGAGTGAACTCGCTGATGCCGTGCTGGCTATGCCCGCAAGGAATCGGGAAGTCCAGGCTTTCGAGGACCTTCAGGTCCACCGCGGTGTCGGTGTTCATGCTTAGCGGATGAACTTCCACAGCTTGTGGGTACCGGCATTCAAACCGGGGTGGTTGACGTCGTCGGTCTTGGCCATGTGGTCGGTGGCGTCCTTGGGGCGGGGGTCCGCCCAGGCCTGCCACGGGCCACGGGCCGAGGAACCGGAGACCAGCTTGGCCGGCATGCCCGCCACGATCGGGGCACCGGGGGTGCCGGCGGCCGGTGCGGGGGCCGCCGGGGCGGCTGCGGCTGCCTGCGCTGCGGCAAGCTGGGCCTGAAGGGCTGCCACCTGCGGGTCCACGGCGGGGGCTGCGGGCTCCGGTGCCGGTGCCGGCGGCGGGGTGAATGCGCCGGTGTCCTGCGCCGGGGTCACACTGCGGGCCCCAAGCACTGCGCCGGTGGTGTAGTGGGCGGCAAAGGCTTCGTTGGCGCGGGCCAGGTCGGCGAACGTGGCGTTGGCCTGGATCTCGGCCAGCTGCTGGGAGAGCTGGACCGTGTTCTCGGAGCGGATCACAATCCACGGTGCGTTGGCTCCGGGAGCCTTGAGCGTGGTGGTGATGGGAGCTTCAGTCAATGTCATTCCTTTGCTTAGATCTAAACAAGACAATCAGGTGAAAAAAATAGGACCTACACGGTCACTAAGTAAGGCTTCCCACCCTTTTTGGATTGTCGCCTCGCGACGATAATCGGTTTCTTGGGATCGGCCGTTGGGACTACTGCCCGCCGGCTCTTCCCCATGATCTCCAGGACCAGGTTCTTCATGCGCTGGGCCTCGGCAATCGCCGCCTTCTCGTCGGCCAGTGCCTGCCGGAACTCCAGCGCCAGCTCCGTGGTGACCTCAACGTCCTGGTTCAGGATGTCGGGGTGCCGCTCACGGAGAAGTTCGTAGGTGTCGGTCCCGCCGTCGATGTCGGGCGGGAGGCCATCGGGTCCGTAGATGCCGCCGGGGAGGGAGTCGTAGAACTCCTCGACCTCGATCAGCATTTCATCGCCGCCGATGGCGTACCATTCCTCATTGCCGGTCTGCAGTGAGACAACCGGCTTGCGAGGATCGGTGGGGACCAGGAACTCCCTATAGTCCCCCAGTGATACCAGGACCGCCAGGTAACCGTACTCGAAACCGAAGCATTCCAGGTACCACCTCAGCTGGGCGACGTACTTGACGGGGCAAGCATCGTTTTCCCAGCCGTAGCCGCTCATGGAGGTCTTGATTTCCAGGATGGCCTCGGGCTCCCCGATAAAGACTTCGCCGTCGTCCATGGTGTAGACGGGGGCGAGGATCCGGTCGGGGTTTGCACCGTGCCAGGGCCGGTCCTGATGGACCCAGGAGCCGGAGGCCTGCACGTCGTACTCGGGGTGGTTGTCAGCAAATTTCTCGGCGACCGGCGTTTCCAGCCGGTGGCCCCACTCGAAGAGCGGATTCTCCTGCTCTTCCCGTTGGATGAACCCAGCCTTCCGGTACCAAAGAACGTACCGGGACTCGAAGCTGTTCACCTGCATGATGGACCCGACTTCAGATCCACCGATCACCTTGGCCCTTTGCTCATGCCATTCAGGTGATCCGTCTTCGTACCTACCCACAAGGGTGGCGGTCCCCAGCTGCACCGCCGCCCCTGCTACTTCACTCAGTTCAGCCACTCAACCCCGATCTCATCTGACGGCGGACCGTAGATGAGACCCCCAAGAGGGTCATCGGTGAAGTAGATCAGGACGTTACCATACGTTCCGAAGACCCTGGCATAAGCGCGGACGCCGTGTTCGATGCCGACCTTCAAAGCCGTATTGATCCTGTCCAGGTCAATCACCGGGTTGCCGGAGAAGATGACCTCAGCTACAAACTGGCCGTCGATCCTGTTGACCGTGACGAACGGGACATCGTAGATGGACTTGAAGTCCTCTTCCACAACGGCCAGGACGCCCGTGTCCTCGGGTCCAGTGAACGGCATCTGCTTACCGTCACTCCCGCTTCCTTCCATTTGTCCCCCTCAGGCAAATGCTGCACTACCAATGCGAACGAAACTACAGTTACTGAGACCTATAAAAAACGGTTTCTTTGTTCACACAATTTTCACTTACAGGGACTGGATAAACCAGTGACCTTGCGCAATCTTGTGGAAACCTTGGGAAACCTTGAGCTTGTAGCGACGCCGCCCCCAGCGCCTTTGCGCTACCCTACGATGGACGCCGGATGATCCAATCATCTGAGTCCGTTTTCGGCACGTAGTAGAACCCGCCCTTGGAAGAGGCGGAGTTCGGTGGAGCGTCGGGGTGGTAGTTCACTACCAGTCCCTCGGACTCCAGGTCACGTAGCCATAAGTTGAGCCGGGTCTCCTCCTCCGGTCGTAAAGCAGCCCCCTTGTTCTGCTTCACGATGGCCCGGAACCTCTCCATGATTGCCGTGGCCTTGTGAGGCTCGGCTATCTCCCACGGGAGGATGTCCTTGTACGTCGCCAGTGGCTCCGTGTACCCGGCTCGGTTCAGCGCCTTCCACACAGCAGACTCGGACACGTTGTACGTCTCCGCAATATCCCGCTGAG